AATACTGTGATTTGTCTTTCATCAGCTACGCTACCTAAACCTATTCCTGCCTTAGTTAAAGTTGTAGATACCCATTCACCTGCAGTCACTTGATCTGCACCTACGGATTGCGCTCTATAAATTTTATTTCCATCGTTGGTGTCCATCCATAAATCACCTATTGCAGTTGATGTAGGCGGATCATTAGAAGCAAATGTTGTGACTTGCGCTTGATTCAGCACGTTACCTAATCCTATAGCACCTGCTGTTATTGTAGTTGCTACCCATTCTCCTGAAGTGACTTGATCATTACCTGATGATGTTGCTCTATAGATTTTATTGCCATCGTTAGAATCTATCCATAAATCACCTGCGTTTACTGAGGTGGGTACATTGTTTTGTAAAAAGGTTTTAACACCTGTTGCATTGGCATTTAGAACTGCTGCTAATGTTGTAGGAGTACCACCTACTGTATGATTTACAACTGAGGTATAATCAGAGTTAATTCCTGTTCCTCCAACGTGCCTTGCTCTAAAGTTATAGACAACACCCATCTCCATGCCACCTGCTATATTGATTTTAGTGACACCTTTCCCTGCTACAGTTTGTGTAAAATAAACTGAGCCACTATTTTTTTTGTATTGAATTTCTGTTCCTGTAACTAAAGGCGATGCACTATTACTCCATGTTACAGTTGCAGATGTAAAGTTAAATGAATCCACGTCTGTACTATCTGTGACCACACCCAAGCCAGTAGGTGCAGCTAAAGCGTAACCACCTGATGCTAAATTACTGCCTGCTGCTATATTTGCCTGATAATCACTTGTAGCAAAAGCAAAAGTTGATGCAGCAGTTTCTTTAAGTGCAAGTCTTACACCTAGAGTTGGAGCATCATCAGTTTGCATCACTTCCATGTTTACAGAAATAACTTCAAATATTTTTTGTGAGAAACCTAGCCTTTCATTCGTCACATATACCCAGTCTGCAGGTTGCAGTTTCATAAAAGATAAATCTACCAAGCAACTTAAGGATGTAGACAGTCTTTGATTCTTAAGAGCAAGCCTTCCTATACGTTGCGCCATTGTATGTGTAACTGTAAATGGCAACTGCTTCTCCATCTGTTTTACATAGTTGGGTTTATCGTTTGTTGTTCCGTTAGGTGTATCCTCTGTTAAGAATGTAGAGTCTTGATACACAGGTGCATCTGCTGCTATGAAGTTATTAGTAGAGTCTACATATATAGGCTTGACTGTGTTGTATAACTCTCCTGTACCGCTCTTAGTAGAAACATTGACAGGTGCTAACAGATTATCATCTGTAATGGTTAACGAAGGTGTCTGTGTTGTTCCTGCAAATATATTAAACTGACCATTGGTAAAGGACATCTTACCTGCCATAGCACTTAGCAGTCCTTCTATAACACCATTGCCACTAGCACCAAAGTTAGTAAATCCATTTGCTGTGTACTTTTCTTCTGTAGAACTACCATCTGCCAAAGTAACCGCAACCTCACAAGCACTAGCTGCTGCTGCAACACCTCCTGCGTTTGTTGTGTCATTTATCTCTGCACTTAAAGCTTTTAATCCATAGGTAGTATCTGTTATATAATCTCTTATACACAAAGCAGGGTTGTCACTCCATGCGGTACTACTGTCTCTAGGATCAAAAACTTTTTTACCTTTAACTACGAAAGACATATTAGGCATACCACCCCCAAATTTTTCAGGGTCAAATACCATTTGTATGTAGACGTATGCACAATCTAAAAACTTATCTGATGATACTAGGGAACTTTGTGCAACTGCATAACCATTTGCTGCAGTCTGCGAACCATCTTGGAAAGAAAATCTTACTAATCTTCCGTTGCTATCTAATTTATTTTCGTTTTCTGTATTAGAAAATTCTGTGTTAGTTACTGTGTGTACTGTTGAACCACTTATAGTGCTAGTACTTGTAGTAAGGTCTACATCATTTAACCTTACACTTTCTAAGCTTTCTATTTCATGACCTGAAAGAACAACAACTGCGTGTAATAAAAAATTATCTGTACCAGTTGTTTCCAAGTGTACTATTGTTCCACCGACACGACACTTGCCATATATAAGCTGTCTAGGTGCAGTAGGTGCGCGTGCAGCAAACTTAGTTCCAAAATTACCTGCTGTAGCATTAATACCTTTGGATGTCATTCCACCAATCACGGAGGTAATTAAAGTAGTTCCAAAAGCCATTGCTGCCATACCAAGAGCGGTAGATGCAAATGCACCACCTGCTGCCATACCTACCATAGCACCGCCCTGAATTATTGCAGCAGGTATAAATACTGCTATTGCAACAAATAGTGCTGCCTTGACTGCTTTAGCCATCAATCCTCCAAGCTTTTACAACATTTACATTTTGCTTTACTACTAAGCCATCATCATTAACACCTAAAGCACTCAATCCATCAAAGACACAAGCCAGTTCACTTTCCTCCTTGTAAACCCCAAAGTCTCCTTTTGTGATGTAAGCAGGTTGTATTGTATTAATACCTGTAGTTTTTTTTATAGCGTTGTCTATTGCTGCTGCCAATCCTTTTCCTTTGCCATATTTTAAAATACTCTGCATGGCTTGTTCTTCTGTTTCCCATTTCCATGTATTAGGCAAAAGATCTTTTTTAGTCATAGTTTTTATAAAACCATTAGTAAATATTACACAATCCCACTTACCCCATTCAAAGGGTGTGTTTATGTTTCTATTCACATAAGCATCAAAAGATATTTCCCAGTCAGGTATTTTTTTCATTATCTTTGTGTAACATAATCATAAGGGTCACGATCACCACCACTTTGTCCGCTATTTATATCTTGCTTCTGCCCCCATGCTATTTGTTTATCTGCTAACTGTTGTACTCTGTTGAATCCTGTATCGCCATTATTTAAGAACTGTTGTGATTCTAAAGTGTATCTAAGGTTGGAAGGTCTATCTAAATCTACTAATCTGTTTTCACAATCAATAGTAATAGTTGCTCCGTCAGGTGTATCGGTGATTGTCAATGTGGTCATACGACCTTTAAACAACGTAAGTTCACCTGCGCTTTCATTAGAGCCACCCATTTGAAAACCTAAAAATAAAGTTATTGGTCTATTTTGATAATTCTCTGTTAAAGCATAATCAAGAACAGTTGCATCCATGCCTGATAAAGCAATAGTTAGACCACTAGATTTAAGTTCTAAATCTTCTTCTACACCACTTATAGATAATAGTGCGCCTGCTCCATTGTATGTTTCTGAATTGACTGTTATATCATCTGTACCTGACCAAACCCTTATATCGTCAGTGTCAAACTCTGCCTTGATAGCAAAAAACATTGTTTGTGCATCAGCACCAAGTCTGTTGGATATTGCTGTATCTACACCTTGTCTTGTAGCCATTACACTACCTCAATACAAGAAAAGCTTATTCCATATAATGATGCTCTATCTGCATCCCAATCTACAGTATTAGCTTGCAATCTAAACAAGCCTTTAGGATTTTGGAATATAACAAATTTATTGTCTGCTAAATCTGATCTAAGTTTCGGTTCTATCTGTACAGAGTATCTATCAGGACTTGCATCTGTAAGAGTAGCATCTTCTACTACCATAACTAACTGTACTGGATTTGCAGTTGTGGCTGTGCCTGCTGTTATACCAAGATAGTCACCTTTCTTGATTGTGCCTGTAAAGCTGCTTGTGGTATCTAATGATAATCCTGTTGCACCTTTTACATTCTGTTGTACTTTGCAACCTGACGTAGAACTTACATTTGTTAAAACACTATCAACGACTACAACTGTTGCACTTGTCTTTGTAGTTATCTTGTGTGTTCCGTTGTTTTCTTCATTAGCCATGCCTGTGACGTGTATAAAATCACCAACTACTGCAGACCCAAAAGTGCTTGCACCTGCTGTAAAAGTATTGCCATTCGTAACCTGTAAGGCTACGTTAGTGTTATCTACCCTCTTATCGCCCAGTAAATGCGTTGTATTGAATGTTCCTGTGTTGGTTAGGGCATCAGGGTCAGCAAACTTAAAATGGTTTGTAGTGCCTTTTAATTGCAGTAAGAAAGATTGCCATTCTTTAGCCTGTGTTCTGTTCATTGCAGGTAGAGTTACGTCTGCAGTCCAATATACAGCATCATATTCTTGTGTAAGTTGCTTGCCTGTAAATGGAGAAGCTGTTTGTCCTATTGCCCTGTATAAGCTGAAATTACTTCTAACAAAGTTAGGAGTTGTAGGCATTGTTATTATTCTAGCCACGACCTTGTAATCCTTTTCTAAATGAACCACCACGCACTGCTGCTTCTAGCACTGCACCTTTTGTAACATCTGATATCTGTGGAAGCATCTTCTGTACTTCTGCTCTAACTGTAGGTACAACACCTGTAGCAAAGTTTACTGATTGATTAACTATGATAGGTGAGCCACCGCCCATAGCGTTTTTACTATTCATATTGTTCATGATAGTACCGCCAGTGTTAGGAACAAATATCTCTGCACCACGTTCTCCTACCAGTGTTGGTGTTCCTTTTTGTACTGTCCCACCGCCTGCCTTTGGATTTGGCACACTTAAAGTAGAAAATCTATTCGCGCCTTTCAAACCAAAAACTTGATTTAAAATTTCATTAACTACAGCCATTTGTAAGAAGATACTTATGATCTGTGAAACCAAATCCTTAGCAAAGTTTTTAAATGAATCTAAAGCACTTTCTCCTTCCATTAATGAATTTACAAAATCATTAGTAAAGGCATGTGCAGTAGAAGCGATAGCATCTCTCATTTCTGATTGCATAGTTACAAAATCTTCTTTTTGATCTATTACTCCTTTTATACCATCAGCCCAAGCATCAAATGTTATATTTTTTGATAGTATTTCATTTTTTACTAATTCATCATAAAACTCTCTTAATGATTCTGTGCCTAATTTGATTTGAGCTTTAACATCTTTTAAAGGGTCTACGCTTTTTTCATATAAAGCCTGTAGTTTTGTTTGTAAATCTAACTTTTCTCCTGCTTTTCTAGTTGCTTCTACATCAATAACTTCATTGGCTTTATTAAGCTGCACTAAATATTCTGTTAAGTCTGCCTCTCTTAACATTATCAGTTCCATCTCTGCTACATTTCTAAGCCTATCTTCTGCTAATTTACCTAAGATAACTGAATCACTAGGATCATTCAGCTTTGCAATTCTTTCTTCTGATTCTGCAAGTTTAAAATTTTCTTGTATCAAATCTGATGTTCTTTGTTTTAATTTTCCTAATTGTTCACCAACAATTTTGTTTTCCTCTCCTTTAAATAATTCAGTTCCTCTTTTGCTTGTAAAACCTGAAAACTTATTGGCTCTCCTGTCAGTTATATCAATAGCTTCTCCTCTTTCAATCATCATGGCTTTTGCTGCTGCTGTAGCAAAACCTGTAAGTTTGTCTGTAAGAATCTTTAAATTATCACCTAAACCAGATTTAAACACCTCATCACCTAATTGTTTAAAAGCAATGGTCATATTAGAAGTTTTGGTGCTAAGATTATCCATCTTAGTTTCCATAGCACCACCAAACCTTTTTTCTAGTCCTGCTTGTAAAGCATCTGTAATTATTTTTGCGCCTTGTGCTGTTTTGCCAAAGACTGCTATATCGTCTTTAGCTAGACCTAATTCTTCTTGCAATATTTTTAATGCAGGTATACCCCTATCACTGAGCATATTTAATTCTTCTAGTCCAAGACCACCTGCTGCTGATCTTTGTACTGTTCTAACTAATGCCTCAAATACACCTAATTGATCTACAGATACCGATGCTGTATCAGCAAAGGTTTGTAACATTTTGTTTGTGGGTTCAATACCTACAGACTGTAATGCTATAAAAGCTTTAGTGACTGTTTCTACTTGAAAAGGTGTGGTTTGTGCAAACTGTAAGACTCTACCCATTGCTTCATCACCTGCTCGCATACTTCCAAAAACTACATCAAGTGAATCTTTTAAGTCCTCAAACTCCATACCCACTTTAGCCACTACAGTAGCAACTTTAGCTACAACTGCTGCTAAAGCTGTTGCGCCTAATGCTGCTTTTTTAAATGATGCAGACATATCTTTGCCTGCCTTTTTAGAGGTTTTACTTGTTTTTTCTAATTTTTTATTAGTGTCGTCAAGTTTTCTTTTAAGGTCTTTAGTTTCAGCCTTAATTAATATTTTAAGTTCATCTACTGTAGCCATCAGTCAGGGTATAACTCCATTAAATCTTGTAATTCGTCATTAGTCATAGGTTTTTCTTTTTCTGTAGTGTTAAATTGTTTAAAACCTTTCATGGCTTGATACATTTCTACAGGAGATAAGTCCCAAAAATCCTTTGGTCTCATTCCAATCATTCCCATACAAATTTGCATATAAACTATCCATTCTATTCTTGTATCGCTTGTGGCTTTTTTGTAGTTTCTGTCTCCTCAGTTTCTTCAGGGTCAGAAAGCGTAGATGCTAAAAGGTTTGCAACCACAGTTGATGATTCAATTAAGCCTGTGCCTGACAATATAGATTTAATTTTTTTTTCGTCAAAGTCATTACCGCCACCTCTAAGAGCATAACGTAATACTACTATTAAGGTTCTAAGTCTTACCTTTGCTTCTGCTATGTTAGAAGCTAACTCAAGAATCCCTGCATCCAGTTCATCTTCTATCTTTACCAGTGAATCTATGGTCAATCTACATTTATAAGTTTGACCGCCTAACTCTATCTCAATCTCGCCCTTTAGTGGGTTTGTC